CCACAAGCCAATAAACAACTCAGTTTATTACGAATGATCTTTCAACATGCTGTGTCAGTTGGCTTGATGAAAAGCAACCCCGCAAAAGATGTTCCTGCACTGTCTCTCACACGACAGGAGAAGATTCAAAGGAAAGAAGATAAGTATGCGCTGAATAATGTGGCTACTAAAGAAAAGATGGTTGCGATGTACGAGTTGCTAGAGCGTCATCTGGATGATTACGCACCGCCAATGCTGCAATGCTACATGGAGTTGCAGTATTGCATCGGAGAGCGTGTTGGAGATGGTTTGAGCTTAGAGTGGTCGCATATTGATGAAAAAGAAGGGCGCATTTTGATTAAGCAATCAAAGACCTTACAGTGGCACAACAAAATAATTACACCAAGAGTCGCGGCTGTGTTGCATCGTGCGAGAAGGATACAACCGATATCAAAGTATGTGATTCATAATCAACATGGTAAAAAATATACTGTCAGCGGCATGAGGGCAAATTGGAATCGTTACAAGAACCGATTACCAAAGCATTTGTGGTTCACATCGAGTTCAATCAGAAAAATGGCAATTAGTGATGCTGACGATAAGCAATTGTTCTCACAACACGCCTCGTTAGCGATGGCAAAACACTACGATTACAGCATCCCAGATGCACCATCTCACTAAATGAAAACTACTGTATATACCCAATTATATACCCAACTTTATGGTTATACATACAGTAGTTATGCGTAAGTCGTTGATTTAATTGGGGTGGACGATGGGGTTTGAACCCACGACCGCTGGAATCACAATCCAAGAGCCAATTCACTGTTCATGCGGTCTACAGGCCAGTTTTGGGAATATAAAACGCTGTAGATACCTACTGTATATACCCAACTATTTTTTTACAAACCGTCCACGCTTGTCACGCTTGGGCTTCGGTGCGGGTAAGAAGAAGCTCGCTATAGACTTGAGCAAAGAAAGGAGTGTGATTTTGATTCGCTGGCTAAATAGTTTCATAAGGGTCGTAATCTTTCGTCAGAAGAGAAAGCCTGTTTTTGTGTTGAGAAAAGAAGAGGAGCTTGATCCGTGGAATGTTGCTGTACGCGATTCTTTGAATATGAGGGACGTTAAGATGTTTAATGCGTTAATCAGGGCGCGGAACCAGGAGATGATCCCTCAACAAGAGAGGCTAATTCATTAGAAAGGTTTAACAATTTTTCGTCTTCCGCTCTTAAACGCCTCTTGTTCATAATGTTTGAAATTATATTGCTTGGGGCAGGCATAACGTTTGCCGCCGCTACCCCCTGAATTATCCTGTCTCCGACTTTTTCCATCGCGCTTCCGCTAGGGCCGCTCCCAGATCGCACAGCAGCATCTATTACTCTGCTCTCCGTTATCGCAAGCAAATCATTAATTAGACTCTGCTCTGCCTGGTCGAACAGTAAATTATATTTACCGTTCTGTTTCAATTTATTAACAAAGGTTTTCAACTTTCGATAACTGATATCTGGAACTCCGCCTACCCTGGTTCCATCAGTCCGAATTGTATCCAACATTTTTTTCCAGTACGACGCCTTCAAACTTTGCAAAGCGGCTCTACCCTCATCACCGCCGAACTCACGCATAAAATTATAAAAATTCCGAAAGTCATTTATTTCTGCATTATGAATTTTGTTAAAAATTCGATCTTCATCGGTTTTACCTTCAATGATGTCAGTAACCATATTTTTTCGTGATTTATCTCTGGAACCTCTTTTTTTTCTTTCAGTCACGCCTGTTTCGGGATCAACGACAATTTTTGCTCTTTCGATTGCTTGTTGATACTCTGTTTTCAAGCGACGAGCTTCAATAAAAACATCTTCACCTGTAGCGCGAGCAACTGCTGAATCTAAAGCATCTTTATAGCTACGCATGGTCGGCCTGGCATCACGTTTGCTTTCATAAAACGTGTTAATGTACTTGCGGATATTTTCTGCTTCTTCAACTGTGATTAACCGCGCAACTTCAAAATCGCCTTTTTTGTTTTTCTTCAATATCCCCATTTGCACCATTTCATTTTGAATTGCTGTCGGTACACCCATATTTGCCCGATCAGTGCCGACTGTAGCGCGAACTGCGGTAACTAACGGACTAGGATCAACGACAGCCCCTTCTTGAGCATTTTGGCGAGCTATCTTGTATGCTTCATTGATTGCATCTTCGCTTTTCTGGGCAAAATTATCAGCAGCCCTAAAGATGTTGCTACCTGTAGAAATGTCTGTCCCATCAATCGAATAACCTTCTGGAATAATGTTGGTATCAGGATCAGTTGCTTTGTCAAATTGCTCATCTAATATATTTGCTATTTTTTGAGCTTGTGACGAAACGACCTCCGTGACTACACTGTCGCGCGTAATAGCATCTTGCTGCATCCGCATATCGTCAGTGCTAGCCGTGACATTTGCCCTAGTCGGCTGTACGCCTTGTCTTAAAAAAGTGTTGTACAGAGTTAATTGATCAGGAGTAAATCCCACGCCCTCGATGGGCGCACTGTAAGGAGTTTCGTTAATAACCTCGTTCACAGGGCCGTCTACTGTGGAATCGGTAGATTTCGCTTTTGCAGGACGGGCAATCACTGCCATCGCTTCTGGTGTAATTGTGCCATCAGATTCAAAGACTTGAACGCGCTCATCAATGCCGCTGACGTGTCGCTTCAGCGCAGCCATTTGTCGCGCTGACATGCGTTGCAATGATTGAGGTACAACAGATTCAACAACATTTCGAGCCTTTGCAAGAGGAACACGCAGCCCTTCATCAACAACATTTCGACCTGATGCGAGAGGAGCACGCAGTGCTGCGCTAGTTATTAGCGGCCCTTGTGCGCCAAGTATGGGCGGCAGAGACTCTGCGACTTTCCCAACAGCCTGAGAATACTTTTTTCCTTCTGGTGTTGTAGGCTCGTAGATTGGAACGGGATTCCACGATTGCGCCCGTTCCATTGTTTTTTCTTCCGCTCTCTTAGCAGCTTGCTGTGTTCCAAAATCATCGCTTACCACTGCCTCAGCAACAGATGCTACAGCCGCAGGGATATAGGTAACGGCAGCAGGCAAACTGCTCAGGGCTTGTAAACCAGCTTCTGCTACGCCTACTGCTTTGTCCATGAATCCTGATTCTGGTTTTTCTGCTGGCTCAACTACAGGAGCGTCTAGCTGTGGGATTTCTGGATATGACCCTTCTGCTATCTTGCCTGGTTGTACTTGAGGTGTTGGATCAATAGATGCAAAGATAAAAGCGGCATCTGCTTGCGTGGGTGGAGCATCGCCCGTGACCCTGACTGTTTTGCCCGTATTCGGATTAGTAATTTTATAAGTAGGCATTATTTACCCTTTACAGTCTCTACAGTAAATACAATACCACTTGGCGCTGGAGCTAGTTGCCCTGTGACTGGTTGCCCTGTGACTGGTTGCCCTGTGCCTCCAGCTTTGGCTCTATCCATTTGTTTTTGTTTCTCAGTATAAAATTTAGCAAGAGTGTTTCCTGGGCCTGCGTTCATAAAGGTCATCACTTCTATTATGTACGCCTTTAATTTTTCTTGAGCAGCAATCTTCTCTAACAAGTATTGTTTCATGTCTTTTTCGTCAAGACTAGTAGGAAACTCTGCCTCCAAAGCTAATTTCAATTCTGGTGCTGACAAAGCCCCGAAAGTAGTTGTCTGTATTGTACTTAAACCTAATTGCTGTTGTAGAGATTCAAGTTTAAGAGTATCTGCTGTCATGCTTGGGAAAAGGTTTGCAATTGGCCCTGTGTTCGCACCTCCATCTAATAGCTCAACTGCTGACCTCATAAGACTTATGCTTCTGTTAACTGGTTCGATTCTTTGTTGAAAATCACCAAGCACGTTTGCTTGTATTCTGCCTTGCCCTTCAGCAAAAGCTCTATCGCGCTCCCTTAACACGCCTGATTGTGTTCCTTCCCTCACTAATTCACGAATCTTTACAGGGTCTGTTTCTTCAGAGCCATCAGGTTTTAAATATCTTCTATTCCCTGCATTATCGAAAACTATTGACGAACCATCCTCAAACATAGTTGGCTTGAATGCAGTGGCGGGAGTATTCGATCCGACATTTTCAGGCAGCATACTAGGATCGTAAGTTTCTAACTCGTTTTGCATAACAGGTTCTGTACCTGTTCTCTGGATAGTTTGTCCAATTCTGTTAGCTGTTCCCGGTGTTCCTTGAGATATCAGAACTCGCTTACCGTTAGGCAGCACACCAGTAACCCGCCCCGTTATAGGGTCAGTCACAGTCATTACTGAAACGTCCTGGCCTTTAGCATTGCTTAAAGTCATCGTGCCAGTAATGGGCCTCCTTGTTGCAGCATTTTGCAAATCTTGACGTTCTTGCGCTGTTTGCTGCTTACGCAACTCCATCATGCCTGAGTGTGTTTCAGGCAACGGGCGACCAAAGATATCAGTGCCGCGCCTTGCTTCGTCTAATTTGAACCCTCGTACAATATCAACCATTATTTGCTCCTACCCGAATATCCCGCCTAGAATGTTGCCAATCTGCGTGGCTCTGTCGTTTGATTTTGCTCGTTGAATTTCAGCTAAATTGCCATAAGGACTAGGATTTCCAGTGTATCCCGCACTCAGATAACCTGTTTCGCCGCCTGTTAATCCTGTAGCGCCTGACTCTGACATGCCAAGCAAACTTGCTAACGCATTCGCTGGTCTGTTTGCCAAGCCATAATCCTGCTCTGCAATTGCACCCGCTTGATTGAATTTCTGTAGCCCTATCTGTTGACCGCTTTCAAATCGAGCGGTATCAGCAGCCAGTTGCACACGATCTTGAGCGTCTTGAGCCAATTGCATTGCAGCCAATTGCTCAAGGTCTTGACCAAAGAGTTGCTCCTGATTTCCGATGAGTTGATTATAGTATTGTTGATCTCGGCTGAGTCTTGTCGTGTCTTGTGTTTGACCAATATTGGCAAGATTTTGAGCGTATTGAGCAGCGGTGCCAATGGCCTGATTCTGTAACTCTGCCAGTGTGCCGCCACTATTTAAGCGCCCTGCTGCCGCGCTACTCGCTTCAATGGCTCGCCTGCCTTCGTCTTGCAAGAATCTTAATCCTGCATCCTGTGGATTGAAGGGATCAATTTGATTGACGTCGGAGTACATTGCATCAGGCAAAGCCCCTCGACCGACTTCGCTTACCATTTGAGCAATATTGAATTGGCTAGGCTGAGGATCGACAAGCTGGCCTGTGCCTCGCTCGTCCATCAAATCAATGCGTGGATCGAAAGGTTCTTTAATCGCTGTACGATACTCGTCCAACGTTTCATCTAGGTACGTGATATCGTCTGCGGTGTTAAAGATTCCATCTGGCCCAGGGGCAACGCCACCTAGCGAGTAGAACGGTGCGTAGACATCTTCTCGCGTTTCCATCAAATCGCGCAGCAATGCTAGTTCAGCATCACTAGCGGCTTTAAGCTGATCAGCTTGATATTTTCTGGCTATCTCATCTCTGATAGCTGCACCAACAACGTCCGGCGCATTTTGCACGAATGTGTTTACGACATCGGTAATCGTGTCGCCTATGGATTGCCCCCCAACGTCTACCTGCTGATCACCACCAGTAACATCGCCCGACCTCGTATCTACCTGCGTATCACCACCAATAACATCGCCTGAAGTAACTGTGGCATCGACCTGCGTGTCGCCACCAATAACATCGCCTGACCTCGCATCTACCGTTTGATCGCCAATTGTCGTTGTTTGATCGCCAACGGAGGAATCACTGGTGGATGTGCTGTCGCTGGTCGAGTCACTGGTGGATGTGCTGTCGCTGGTTGATGTGCTGTCCACATCAGTTGTTTGGTCTTGATTTCCTCCTGTGACATCGACATCAGTCGTTTGGTCTTGATCCCCTCCTGTGACATCGACATCAGTTGTTTGGGATTGATCGCCTAGTGCTATGTTGATCAAATCAATTATGCTCTGGTCTTTTGGATCAAGCCCAGGGCCAAAAGTCTCCGTAATCCAATCCCATATTGATCTTAAGTCCATGCCACCACCATTGTCATTGTCGTTGTTACCATCGTCGTTGCCGCCAGGGATATTGCCGCCTGGGTTGTTGCCGCCTGGGTTGTTGCCGCCTGGGTTGTTGCCGCCTTCATTTTCTTGCATTAAGTCATTTTGAAAGTCATCGAAATTTTTACCCCAAGGAGAAAGAATCAAATTTATCAATTCTCTTTTTAGACTTATATCTCCTGGGTTGAAAATATCTGGCCCAAAAATGCCTGCCAGAATCCCAACGGTACTCATGTCTTGATCGTTTTCTTTCAACAACTCCCACGCAGCTTTCTGCTCATCCGTGAGATCGTCAATACTTGCATCATCTGATTCAATATAATTTGGTATTTTTCCAAGTAGCGTTTCGATTAGCTCTTCGCTTAACGGGTTGTCGGGCGAGATGTAGTCGCCAAATACTTGCCCTAGGATGTCTGAGCGAGTACCTGGAGTGTCTGAGGCAATTAATTCTCCCAGCTTTTCCAAATCGATTGCTGCTTCAGCTTGGCTAATACTCCCGTCTTCATTTAGATCGGCCTGTTCATAAGTTGGCACGCCAGCCACCCTTCGCAAAAATTCCTGGACATAGATATCGCGGATATCTTCTGCATCAATTGGTGAATTGGTGGGACGCGCACCTCGCCAGGTAGTGCCGTATCGTTCATCATCCGACAACTGAGGAATATATCGACCAAGCGCGGCATCAACACGCTCTAAATCTCCGTCAGCGTTTTCAAAATTAATCGAATCGATAGCATCTCCGAACAAATCTTCGCGATACAACGCTGAATTTAAGAAGTTTTCGACAGCCTGACCGTCAATCAAAAAGGCTGCCATTTGTTCGCTTGTCAGGGTATTGAACCACTTAGATAAAGTGGCTTTGTTTTGTTCCGATGCTGTTGCCATTTCAAATTACCAAGTATTCGCTGCTGGCATCCAGAAACACGACTCGCAATGAATCGTATTGACTGCCAATTGATTTGCTTGCAGACCCGTCGATTGTTTCAGAGCCTGCTGTGTTTACAGTTACCGCACCACTACCCATTCTTTTAACAATTATTTGCTGCCCATCTTTGGGGCTTTGATGAAGTGAAATCGTCACACTCCCGCTGCTATCTACTTCGACTATTTCTAAAGCTGCATTTCCAGTGGTCGTATATGCGCTGGTTTGGCGCGAATAAAACGGCTTTACTAAACTGAAAATATCGATAACTACTTGGCGAAGCGGCTCTATTTCAACTGGCACTTTGATCGCTAACGGATCGCGCAGTATTCGTGATGTCATTTTAGGAAGCTGGCACCCAAGACGAGCGTGCAAATAAAAGGATATAACGCGTAGATGGCAAGCTCACATCGAGTAACTCTGTCGCTGGCCGTTTTAAACTGCTCTTTAAAACCTTCATAACGAAGGGCGCATTCGGTTTCATGTTTTTGTAAATCAGTTTTCATAACGCCCACTCTGTTGCCTGCTTGTTAAACTTGTTATTCCACAACTCAAATAGAGTTTTTATTTTTTCACTGTGCGTGTCAATTGACAGATGCATCTTCGCAAGCACGATGACAAGTGTGATGAACCCCACAAATACGGGCCAGAAATCTAGTAAATTAACGTCCATCTATTTAACTGCCGAGCGTTGGCTTTGTATCTGGGAAATCATCTGTTGAAGGCCAGTCTCTCAGTGCTGTCCGATACGTTTTGTAAGCCTCTAGCTCTGGATGGTCAGACACTGCCATAACGCGATCAGTTTGCTCTAACTCGCTATTTCTCCACTGTCTCGCAGTGATCAGTTCAATTTGGTTCGCTTGCGGATCAACCCACAGTTCGTAGTTGCTAAAATTAGCCTCAACAAAATCTTCTGCACCAACTACGAAATCTATCTGATTCCCATCAGCATCTTTAATAACATATTTATTAGACATTTTTCTTTCCTTAACCGTAGGCCAGATAGTGAATTATTACGACGCCATTGCCACCGTCGCCAGAAAACATATCATGGTTCCCAGTGCAAGCTCCGGCACCTCCACCGCCACCCAAAGGGCCGCCGTTGCCTTTCAGCGCAGCACTATTGCCATCACTAGAGTCGGCACACAAGGCTCCACCTCCAGCAAAAATGCCTCCTGTAGCCTCGGCAAATTCGTTGAAGTTTCCAACACTAGCACCTCCTCCAGCACCCGCACCGCCTGTAGACCGTACCCCATCATTATAAGTCCCGCCCACACCTGTCCCGCCATCACCAAACACATTAAGAATGTTTGAAGGGAAGGCTCCGCCAGCCTGAGTACCCTGAATGAGAGTGACACCCTGAGATTTCTGAGAAGCATTCGTTGTTAGCTCCGAGAGGTTCACGCCACCGTTTGCTCCAGCTAAAGACAGCGCACCCCCCTGCCTGATGCCCCCTGTGATTGGAAAGCCAGTTGTGGCAGAATTTTGTGTAGCACTGACGCTCGCTGCTGGCCCGCCAGAACCACCACCTGATGTGCCCACAGCACCCGCAGTCGTACCTGTGCAAGCACCTCCAGCTCCTCCAATACCGCCACCACCTGTGCCGCGTTCTTGCGAGGAAATTGCGGCAGGAATTGCTCCACCTGCATGACCAACAGCCGACCTTATGGCTACTGCACCACCACCCGTTGCGGCACTACCATCATTCGCACCAGCTCCAATTGCACCACCTGCGCCGCCAACACGATTGGAGGTACCTCCGCTGGCTGTTCCTCCAGCACCACCAGCCGCTGCTGATGTCGATGATTTCAGTGCAGCGCCGCCTGTGCCTCCGTTTCCATTGAGATCAACGGTGGTTCCTGAAGCCGTAACAAAACGACTGTTGCCCCCATTATTTCCTGCAACAGCACTATTTGATGATTGAGAGGATGCGCCGCCAGCACCAATTGTAACAGTGTAGGTATCGCCTTCTTTTACCGAAATGATTTGTTCGGACAACCCTCCTGCACCACCGCCAGTGGCTATGCCTACATTGGAGCTTGCCGCACCAGAGCCACCACCGCCAATTGTAATAACTCGGATGACACCTGTTCGACCCACAGTCCATGTTTGGCTGTTAGTAAGTAGAATCTGCTCAAGCACAGATTGAGTGTTGGTTCCTAAAACTGCCATATTATTTCTCCGTTAAATCTCAAACCAGCCAATCGTGTCATCGACATAGACTAGTTGTACGCTTGCGCCTTGAATTATTGTGCCGTCTGCTGCAACGCTGTTAATTTTCTGACTGCCGTTCCTGCCGACAGTTACCAACGCTGCTCCTGCATTTGCGATGATCACAGTGTCGTTGGCAGAACCTGCTGGCAGCGTGATCGTGAAGGCTGTGGATGCGTGGTTGCACACAAGTTGATCGCCAGCACTTGCTGTGTAATTGGCAGTCTTGATTGCCCAAGCTGTATAAGCTCCGCCAGCTGATGCAAAACTAAGCACTCCACTACCATTCGTCTGTAAAAACTGATCTGCATCACCATCACTTGATGGCAATGTGAGCGTTATATCAGCCGTAGACGCAGGGCCAATAAGCGTTACTTTGTTTGTACCGTTATCGCTATCCTCAAAAAATTCTAAGAAACCAGCCGAGGTTGAGCCGTTTTTAAGCTGTAACGCCCCAGTGACAGAACTAGCTCCAAAAGCATTAGCGGCTGCTGTGCTTGTAATACCAGCCGCTGCCGTTATCCCGCCCCCGTCTGCAATCGTTAATGCGTTATCACCATCGGTAAAATCAATCGTTGCGGTTTCTAAACTGCCCGAATTAACTGTAAGCCCTGTCGAATCAATCGTGACTCGCTTGGCATTGTCAGCATACAAATGAATTTCGTTAGCTGTACCAAAATCTAATTTGGTCTGATCGTCTTCACCAATCTTGATGTCGGTCGCTAGCAAACTAGTTATGCCCGTTTGAGCAGCATCAATATTCACGGTGTTGGTGGATAGCGTTAAGCCTGTGCCAGCAACAAACGCAGTCGATGACATCGCAATATTGGACAGGGTGTTATTGCTTCCACTGATGGTTTTGTTGGTAAACGTCGTGGTGCTGCTCGCGGTTACTCCACTAACCTGCCCATCCACATACGCTTTTATTGATTGCTGCGTAGCGAGATGCGTCGCAGAGTCGGACGCCATGTTGTCCTCGTCCTTGATCGCTGTACCACTGACCCCAGTGTTTAACACTGCCGAGGTCAAGGTTTTGTTGGTCAGCGTTTGCGTAAAGGCTTCAAAGACGAATGTGTCGTTACCTGCTAAAAGCGGCAAACTGACTGTCCGGTCAGCCGCCAGGTTAGCAACAGCGAAGACATATTGGTGATCAGCAGCACTGTCGTTGATTTGGGGAGTCGTGAGAACGGGGCTGGTCAGTGTCTTATTGGTTAGTGTTTGTGTGGTGGCTGTTCCGATCGCCTCACTCCAACTGCTGAGTGTGCCATTGTCATCTACCGCCCAGTACAGCCCAGAGCCTTCTGTCAGCACGATTTGACCGTAGCGAATCTCACCACTAGCTGCCGTGTTCCTGACGGCAGAGATCATGACAGAGCGATCAGACGAAGGTGCGTTGGATGCGCTGGCCCCTAGTGAATAAAATCCAGATTTTTTTACTGCCGTGGATTTTGTATCTGAGGCATCAGAGATGCTGGTATTTCCAACATTTGAGGCATCAGCGTCATTCAGCAGGGTCTGAACTTGTGTTGTTGTTTGCGTTAACTGGCCCATTCTAACCTCTTAAAATTTGTGCATCGATGGCTGCGTCGAGCACATCAACCTGAGCATTTGAGCTTGTCTCAACCCTAACGATGATTTCTCGACACTTGCCAATACCATTGATATCAATTGTTTTGTTTCCGTTCAGGGTCATTGTGTTGATCGTCGTAAAACTTGATAAATCTTTGCTGACTTTCAGCGCTACACTCGAGCTCGCGCTAGTATCTAAATGCAGCTTGACTTGATCGATCACCATTTCAGCACCGCCCACATCGAGAGCCTCGCTGCTAATTAAGGGCAGGTCTTTTCTGCGAGTGATGTTTGCACCATCAGCCTGAAAGTTAGAGAAATCCAGCTTGTAGATTTTTTTATTGGCAGAGTGTGCCGCGAGTACGAAATCGAAGTCGTGAACAACGCTGGTGGTCATGAAGTCTTTTTCAAACCAGGTTTGCGACGTGATGTGATACGTCCAGATTTGACCTTGATCAGCAAAAATAAAATCAACGAACTGCTCCTGGTGAAGCGAGTACGCCGTCACGCGAACAGTATCAAAATCACCGCTGTCATAGCTTGCCCACTGCTCACCAATCGCAGGCACGAATAGCGGCTGAAAGTTCTCACCCGAAATCATCCCAGGTCTGCGATTTGAATCAATGAAATAAATGATGCCGTCACTGGATGCGACTGCATGGGTTCCGCAAATGCCATGCTGCATAACGCTTTGACGTGATAACGGTGGTCGCCCTGTACCGCTGGTAAACCATATCTCAGTGGTTGTTTGACCGAATAAGTACAACCGTTGGTTTAGACTGAAAACCCGTAACAGGTCATCTGGTAACGCCTCTGCTTGAGCAAAATCTAGCGATTCAATGCTTGTCCCGTCGTTCAAGGCAGATACAACGAAAAAACCATCAGGCTGCTGATAAATGAAGCGAGAATCTAAAAACGCCACTGAGCTTGTCAGAAGCAGGTCGCTGTCACTGATTTCCACCAAACCCGCTGCAACGGTGTAGACATAAGCGTCTGGTGTGCCGCCTGTCGTGATGATCAGTTGGTTTTGATCTGTTGCCATGACAACGGCATTCGGTGAGTTAGCGATTTCGCCAAGGAAGATAGCTGCGCCACCTGAATCAATTGAATACAGGGCATCGCCTGTGACTTGATACAGCAGCCCATTCGGGCCATTAGCAATCAGCCCCCTATCAGCACCCCCAGGGGTAATACTGGCGGTAATCGCTTCAGAGTTGCTGTCGGTTAAAGCTGACTCGTTGCTGTCAGTAATAGCTTCGCCCGTTGCTTGAAAGTTAGCGAACTCCACGTAGCCAGGTATCTGCCTGTAACCTCGTAGCGTATGCGGAAACAAGTTCAGCGTTTGCTGTCGGTTAGCATCCAGCCTGGTGCTGGCGTAACTTGATTCAAGCGGTATGGCGGCTCTCACAGACTGTCATCCATAATGTTGTATTTGCCATAGGTGAAGCGAAGGTCACTCATGTCAACGCTCATGTCGAGCGTGATGTCAGCTTCCAAGCGTTCTTTTGTGTCTTGCGCTACCGTTGCCACAACAGGCGATGGATCAATGCCGAATTGAGGCGAAATGTCCACCGCTAGAGCGAACTCTAGCGCGCGTACAGCGCCGTTTGGTATTTCAAGCGTGGCACTCAGAGAACTGGGCGCAGGGATCGCCAGCAAGCCATCTTCACCATATTCGTTAATTAAATTCTTTAATGCAGTAAATACGTCGCCATTTTTACTGCTGTCGTCAGTGCTAAACGTCACACCCGATGTACGCACCCTGATCAAACTGGTTGCCGCATCAATAATATTTTGACTAGTTGCCATAATCAGTCCAAAAAAAAGCGGGGCCGAAACCCCGCTTCTTTCAGTGGTTCTAGTTGATTCCAACCCTGGTCGCAATTTCAGGTCGGATTGTTTTGTAACCGTACAGAATGTCAATTCTGCAAGGGAACGTGTCAGCACTAATTGAATAGTCTCTGACAATCCTCATTGAAATGCCGTCCATGACTTCTCGAGCCGCAAAAGCTACGCCTTCAGGAAGTACAAGGTCAGCCGTGGCGAAGCAGAAAGCGTCCTTCGCGTAAGCTAAGGTATCTGTCCAGTCTGCACCGTTACCACCACCAACTTTCGATACTGCGGCGTTGTCAGCAGGAGTACCAGATACATTCTGGGTTCCGCCTGTTGCCACAATCGCAGGGCTGATCGCCAACGTCGTTGCAGATGTTCCACTGTTGCCAGTGATAACGAAGTTCTGAAGAACTCCAGTATCGGCCTTGGTTTCTGGATGCACGCGATTCACACCAGCGATAGTAATAATATCGCCTTTAAGGAACGTCGTTGATCCAGTGTCTACAGTCAAGCTAGAACCCGCCTGGCTTGCGCCATTGACGAGATAGCCTGTCGTAGCTGCGGCAGTACCCGTGGTGTGCGTCGGCACAAGGGTGTTCTCGTAGTGATCGAATCCTGAGATACGACCCAACAGACCTTCCTTGTACTGCTTGGCAATCTGCCCCGAATCTTGGAACAGACCCTTGGTGTCAGCCAGCATATCGACAACACTCTGCGGATCATGCAGATAGTTACGATCACCGTAAGGCGCTAAGTTGACCGTCAAGTCTTTTTGCGCCTTTGTAATATTGGCAAAGGAGTTGGCAGAGCCGACGCCGTTGACAAAATTGAACACGTCCTTCGACATGGAAAGCGCATCGCTCTC